CCGAATGGCATTGCATCATCAGGAACATCGCCTGCAACAAGACCACCAGCCATTACAACACGTACTCTAGAAGATACATTTGGATATTGACCCTTGACAAGCACCATCTTTTCTGAATCTTGTTCTGCATCAAAGTTATAGTATGCTTTAAAATCACCTATCTTTCTAGCAATGTAGTCGGATGAATTCTTATCAAGAGTGCAACCGGGATATCTCTCAAGAACCTTTGCATTTGTATCAACATCATCGAAGTCTCTAACTTCAAGAGTAAATGTTGCGAAAGGCGATGATGGATCAACTGATTTTCTTATATCTCTAATTGAAATCTTGAATTTCGAATTTGCATATGCACCATCTGAAATTGTCTCTACCTTGAAGAGATCGTATGCATTTGTACCGTATGGCTGTGAGATAAACCATGTTGTTGCAGGCGTTGTAAATCTTGAATCAAATCTTCCATATGCATTTGCAAAAGTTTCTGTTGAAATTCCTGATGCTGCGGATGTTAAAGCAGAGCCAGAAGTAAGTGCAACAGAGGCTTTTGTCTTTGACCAATCAAGAGTTGCAACCTCTGACTCAACAGGAAAGTGAGCATAAAGTAAATGCTGCTCTTTCTGAAAGAATTTTGGATCTGTATTTAGAATATTTGCAATGTATGCATCATCAGTCGGATCTAAAGATGCTGTATATATTCTAATTCCTGAATTTCCTTCATCAGATGAGAATGTGGATCCTGCTGATGATGAAATTATAAGTTTAAACAGTCCGCCGTCGTCGGCTGTATATCCGACACCAGCCGTATCATTATTTGCTCCGATGCCAGTTGAATAAGATCCAGAATTTATATTCATTATTTCGAATCTAGTTCCAGATGCACACATAAGCATTCCTCTTACCATGTATGCAAATGAACCGCCTGTTCTAAAAAATGAATCATTATCTGATAGCATTGGATAGCCTACTGCTTCATTTGATGCTGAAACGTAATGGCGTCCAACTATGAACTGGACACATCCTGCACCTCTTCCATGTGCACTTACAGATCCTTCAGCGGCCATCTCACCCTTTATCTTAAACCCAGCACCCTTTGTTATACCAGCTGTAAGAGTATTGTCGAAATCTGTGGTGGAATCATTTGCACCAGCACCAAGCACTCTAACGTATGTCACTGCTGTTCTGTGCTTTAAAAATTCCTTTACTGCATATGGACCAAACTTATCAGGATCTAGTCCACCAAACCTATTTTCAAAGTCAGAAAACGATCCAACTGTAACGGGTACAAAAGCTGGACCCATATGTGAAGTTCCGGCAATTCCTGCTGGAATACCTGATATCGTCTTATCTCTTTGCGATAGGTCTATTTCTCTCTCAAAAAAACCTGGCGATTTGAATGTCTGTTCAGCCATTAAGAAATCTCCCGTAACAATTCTATACAGGTATAACTATCACGTAACAAGTCAAACGTCACTATTCAGATGATGGTGAATCTAACGTTGTTTGTAAATCTACAGTAATTCTTGAACTGGCAACAGTTTCGCCTGCTCTTTCATTACGTATTAGGACCCTGGAGAACTTAACAGAGTCCTCTCCAGTGAATGGATTTTCAACAATTTCAGTTAAAAACTCACGACCTTGTCCGCGTCGCGGCTCGTTCATTTTCTCTGTATCTATATCAGATAATATAAATTTATTTTGATTAACTACCCCTTCAGGATTTTTATCAAAAGTTACAACCTGAGTATTTGTTTGAATATATCCAAACTCTATTATCGGAGCAGATTCATACTTTCTAAATGGATCTGGCAATCCATCATGCTGTGATGCAAAGAGATAGGAGGGTACATCTACTGTAAATGTATATCTTATTATTCTCTCATCAGACGAAAAATCAGAAAAGTTATCTGCTGAATTTAACGGTGATTTTATGAATGCAACATACTCAAATCCTGATGGGCTTGTTATTTTGAATCCGTGCTCTTGCCCACTAAATCTTGTCATCATAACCTCCATAATCTGATTCATATGCTGGACATATTGTGTCCAGAATGTAACTTCATATGATGCTAGGAAAAAAGTAGGATATGGTGCAGTTATTATTTCAAAAATATTATCAGATAAATTATTTTCCAAGAGGCCGTCTGTGCTCTGCGGAACATACGATAGATTTTTTCCATTTCTCCTAGTTGCAATAGTTCCTGGCTTTGCTGTTTTTCCAGGAAAGATCTCGCTTGATGCAAAATTTGCCCTACTTGATATATTTTTTTGATTTTTTAGACCTGGCCTGTTTATAATATTCTGATACTCTCTGTCTTTTTTTGAAAGTCTTTTTTTAACTACATATAATTCTTGGTCCCTAGGAGCTATTGCTGTTCCATACCCACCAAGATTTGCAGATATATCTATACTTTTTCTATGTATTGCTATAATTGGCAGAATTAATGCATTGTTTTTATCTCTTATTGGAGATTTTCTTCTAGTTAGCGCAAATCTCTCACCAGTTGAAAATACTACTGGAACCTTTTCTGACTGATTGTCTATTTTTACCTGAAAAGGAATTTCCTTATCAAATAAGTTAAAAAGTGCTCTATCTACAGACTCTATGTCTGCAGACGGTAGATTAAAATCATCTGGGGATGGAAGATCATCCCTATCATCAAGTCCTCTCTTTACCATTTTCTATCACTCGTCATAAAAAGACGATCCTCCCTTTTGACCTCTTTCTGTAACTTCTTTTACACCAGATATTGGATCTGATAGTACGCCATTTCTCCTTAGGTCTCTTATATCTCCTGTTACTCCCTCTACATTCTCTTTGTATCCACGCTGCTGATAAAAATTCTTTTGAACAGCACCTGGATCTGAGTAGCCCTCGTCTGTTGGTCCGAGTACTTTTGATACAAACTGTCCTTTTCTTGACTGTTTACCAGTTATTGTAACAAATCCCTTGTGCTCAACTTCTCCATATATTGTATTTGAATCAGGCACAGATATTACTTCAAAAAATACAGTTCCATAGCTAAAAAAATCACCTTCTAGTATTTCTATATTTTTCTCTATCAAGTCTCTTTCTTGTATATAGACTTCAATCGTATAGTATTCTTCGCTTCCAAACGTATTAGCTCTAATTTCCTGCGGTAAGTACTTTACAAGAGAGTTTATCTCTATAGGATTTTCAAATATTTTATCAACTGCCTCTTCATAGACCTCGTGAACTCTAGATTTTGACTCAGATATCGAAAAATAGTATATTTTCTGACCGACAACGTCTTTTACTATTTCCTTTCCAAGGTCATTTATGAAATTTATTTCTCTTTCTGTTATGAATAATCTTGACATAATTTATCCCATTAGTATTGCTAGCCCATTTGGCATGGGAATGAATTTTAATTGCTTATTAATAAACTCTGCTCTTGTTGCTGCAAGCTCCATAAGCTTATCATATGTCATCGTGTCAAGCATTTCCTTGAGCGATGTTTTTAGTGCTGTCTGATCCTCTCTTCCTTGTGTTATAAGCTCTTTTCCATCTAGTGTTAGATCTGCTCCAGGTATCGGAATATTAGAGAACTTTGATCTTACATGACCCAATAGTTCCTTAGAGAGTGATAAAGAATATTGCCTGATCCACTGCCTGCCTATGCTATTAATATTTGTATATTGTAAATTTCCAAATGGAAGGTCTGATAGATTTGAAACTCCCTCTATGGTATCATCTCCATAGCTAGCATTAAGAGGATCTGAATAAAACTTTACCCTTAGCCATAGCTTAAGAGGAGACTCTGAGTTTGAAGTTGGCATTGGGTATATTCTTATTTTTGTACCAATTATCTTATAGGAATAATTTGATCTTCTAACTCTATTTGATAAATCTAGCTGACCAGCCCTTAGTATATCTTCAAATACTGGTAATACATAGAATATTGTTTCTGGGGTAAATGACTCAAATGAGAACTCATTGTTAAGATAGTTAATTGCAGAAGTTGTATCAAAGAATCTATATGCTGCTTGCGGACTAAAATGGAATACTTCACTTACTTGCATTTTACTTTTTTTGCTATTTAAGCTAGATGAAAATATTAAATTTCCATCTGAATCTTTAAGCTGTGTATACATGTCATAATCTTGCTGACCATCTTTAAGTGATATCGATCCTGACATCATGTTATAAGATCCACCCGTGCCTGCCTCTTGTGCGTATGGCTCTGCAAATCTTGTCAAGTAGTCTAAATTTTCTCTAGGATATTTTCCCTCCGAGCCAGACATCTCACCCGTTGATCCTGTTATCGGGCCTCCTAAAAAATTAACTATTTGTGACTTCGCCTGGTATGTATTTAATATTGCACTAAACTCTAGTGTTGCTTCTTCAAGTGTTGCCCATATTTGTTTTTTTGTAAGCTCTACACTCAGAATATCGTCTCCAAGCTTTCTCTTTACAAACGTTATCATATTATCAGCCTCTGTTTTAAAAGCTGATTCTTCGTCAAAAAATCCAAAAGGAGTTGGACTAGTTGTATTTGTAAATGTCGCCACAGTAACACCCTTTCACTATAAATTTAAGTATTCGAGTGCTTAGTGCTTTTCATTCAATGTTTGATTGTTTTAAGAGTGAATCAAAAATTAAAATCAGTATACCTACCTTGTAGTAGCACTACTTCTTCTTTTTCTGGGAGTTTTTTTTGTTCTATTTTCTTCTTTATTAGATCCAGAACACTCCATTAGCCAGTCTATTGTATCACCTATCTGATCACCTAGCTCAAGCTTTCCATTGTTTGCAACTCTTTTTCTTTTCTGTGTTGTGCTTTTTTGTGAGGATCGTTTTCCTGGTGATAATTTATCACCTGTATTAGATATTTTACTTCGTGATCTTGTCTTGGTGGACTTTTTCTGCACGCTGGCTTGTGTTTCTTTCTTTTTAGCTGTTCTTCTCTTTCTAGTTGTAGATTTTTTAGCTGTCTCAGATAATGTTATTTTTTTATTATCAGAATCATTCGACAAATCCTTCTTTGGTGATCTTCTTTTTCTAGTTAGAGATTTTTTAGCTGTAGTACTTTTGCTACTTTGTTTGTCTTCGCTTTGTACTGTTATTTTGGAATCTTCCTTTAAGACTGGGGGGATATCAACAATTTCTTCTAAATTGTTATCAAGAAATAGTTTATTTTTATTTCTTCTTTTAGCCTCTTCGCTACCCGCAAGTATTCTTAGGATCTGTCTTCTTTTTGGCATATTTACCCCTAAGATAAATTTATACACAAAATATTATAAAAAGTTAATAAAAAAGAGGCACCTTTTTAAGGTGCCTCTTTGAATTATATACTTCTTTGATATTATATTACATTCATATCAAGAACTGTAACTGTTCCGTAGAAGTCAGCACGAACCATCTTCTTGCCGTAGCGAGTCATCACTCCCTTGCGGGGTGTGAAATCCTCTGGCGCGAAGATTGTAGGTGTAACAATCAATGGAACGTAAGGTGCGTATACGTATCCGGTTTCAAGGTAGCTACCTCCCTTATATCCAACAAGAACCTTGTTGCGCGGGAAATATGGATCCTTGTAAACCGTGAAACGGTTGCTAAGGCTACCAATCGGTGCAGCACCAAGCTGGAATGGAGATCCAACCTGACCTTGTCCATCAAGACTTAGGCTTGGCTTATAGAGAACAGAAGCCTCGAAGATTGTAGCAACTTCAGGTGAAACCACGATAAAGTTAGCAGATCCGCGAAGGGTCTTTCTATGAATCTCATTTGCGACATCAATGATTGTCTCAGTAAGAGTCTCATACCACTCTCTAACAGTTCCAGTGAATGCAGGACCAGCTGATAGTGAGCTAGCTAGCTCTACCTCTGCTCCGCTTCTCTTGTTAACGAACTTACCAGGCATTCTTGACCAGTAGAAGTTTGCACCCTGCGCTTCAGTAAGCAGATCGTTTAGGATCTCTCTGTCAAGCTCAAGAGCAATCTGCTCTGATAGGATCTGAGTAAGCTCAACCTCAGCGTCAAGGCTGTGGTAGGCATTCAAGTCCTGTGCGAGTTCTGGTGACCAACGAGCACGAAGCTTACGAGTCTCTGCTGTTACAGCAATTGATTCGATCTTGATATCAATCTCTGGTATAACAACCTGAGGTGATGACTCAAAGTCTGACTCGAAAGTTGGGATAGTGAGTGCATCGCCGTCTGATCCAACATTGAGTGTTGGTGACTGAACGTATGAACCTGTACATCCGTGACCCTGTGCTGAGAATTTAGGAAGATATGTACCAGATACAACAGTTAAAAGAGCTGCATTTGATGTAGATCTTGTAACTAGAGGATTAGGTGTAAAGACACCACCTGAGTAAGTTCCTAGCTGGTTAAGCCTTCTAACGTTAAGGGTTCGTCCGCCCTGAATCTCATCACCGGATGTAATGTACTTAAGACCTGTCGAACTAACGATTGTGACGCCGTCTGAAGCACCCTGCGCACCAAGCGTAAACTGCTTAACAGCTGTAAGATCAGCCTTTGCAGGAAACTGAGTTACATCCCATATCATAAGCTGAAACTGTCCGACACCCTGTAGCTTTCCACCTGAGCTTGCATTTTCTTCAATGAGCTGTGTTACCTGTGGGTCAAACTGAAGAGCTTTTCCATCTGATCCTGTAGCTTGGCATTTTGTATTTCCACTTAGGGATGTACTATTACCATATGCACCAGAAGCTAGAAGTGTAAGTCTATCACCTGATGTATTGCTAAGAGAAGTATGAACTCTTGTATAAGCTGTTCCAGCAAGATCATAGGGTCCACCGACTGCATCAGATCCAGATCTTACACCCTTACCTGTCGGAAGGTTGTAGATTGATTGACCTTTTGAATATGCTTGTGTGTTTGTTGCACCAGCAGCGCCTGTTTGTCTATTTGAATCACCACCTACAGCTGTGCCATATGTGTAGTCCAGATAGAAGAGAAGTCCCGAGGGAAGACTCATTGGCTGGATTGAAACGAGATCATTGGCAACTAAGCCTCCGAAAACTCTACGAACGATTGGGAATGCGATATTTGTAAAACCTCTAATATCGCCAGATGATGATGCACTACCTGCACCGCCACCGAGAGAGTTAACCTCTCTAAGTACCTGAGCTGCCTGGTTCTCAAGAAGTCGTGACATTGTCTCTCGACCCTGCTCACCTAGACCCCTTAGAAGACCTGTACGCGCCCACTTGTTTGTTACCTTCTGACCTTCAGCACTCATGTCTCTGTCACGAATACCTTCAGTTAGTTGGTTTAATGTAAATGATTTGGCCATGTTTTTTCTCCTTTATATATGTTGTTGAAACGACCTGTGAATTACTTAAGTCCTGCCAATGTGGCCCACCGATCAACCTCGGTTGTTGCCCTATTAGCAGATGAACGACCGCTTACTCTAGAGGAAGAACCTACAGAGCGAACGACTGACTCTTTCAAATTTCCTTTTCTACTTCTAGTAGATCCAGATTCTGTTAGAGTCTTATAGATTAGCTTAACTTCTCTCAAACTTTTTGCTGAATCTATTGATTCAACCATAGAACGTCTTCTCGCTTGCGATATTGACTTATTCTGAAAAAGCTTATTAACATAAAGAAGCTTTGCGTTAAACAGATTTAAATCTGTAAGTTGCTCACGAAGTGTTTCAACTGCACTTCTGTATTCATCGAGCCTGCCATTGAGATTACGATTTTTGCGCATCTCTTTCTTCAATTGCTCAGCTAGAGCATTGAGTTTAACCTTGTAGACGTCGCCCTTTTCAGAGCCTCCGCCAAATGCATTTCCTTTTCCGCTGCCTTTTCCGCCAAATTGATTCTTTTGGCCGGCATTTGCGTTTCCTTTTCCACCCCATGAGCTTGACTGGTCATTCTTAATGCCTTTTACCTTTGTCAAGTCTTTTGCTTCTCTGATTTTTCTTCTAACTCTTCGAAGCTCTTGTTTGAGCATTAGTGGATCAATTTCGTAAGTTTCCGCGAGAACTTCTTCCTCTTCGACATCAACGTCCAAGTCTAAGTCTTCGCCTTCGTCATCAATATCTAACTCAGCACCAAGCTCAACATCAACTTCTTCGTCCTCATCTCCAACAACTCTTACTGTTGGCTGAAAGTCATCTGGCAATTCCAGATCAGCTAAATCAATTTCAAGGACATCTTCATTTAAGAGGCCAAGGTCTCTCAAGACTTCCATCATCTCTCTATCATCTGATTTTTTAGAACCTTCCTTTTTAGATCTTGACCTGCGAGATCTCTTTGGCGGTGCCACTTCTTCTTCTTCTTCTTCGAACATATGTTCTGCTTGTTCTTTTAAAAGATTAAGGTCAACTTCATAAACCTTTTCCTTGCGTGATCTCATTGTGGAATTCTCCTGTATATTATTCACTGTATTATTTATTTCGTCACTTGATAAATTATCAATCTTTTTAAACGCTGATTTGACTAAGTCAGCGTCTTCATTACTTAACTCGTTTATTGACTCAGAGAGTGCACCCAGTATTTCTTTGTGATTACTGCTTCCAAACATTTTAGCTAGAGATCCTATAGCACTAGAATCAAGAGCAATATTTTTATCTGGTTTTAAGCCAATAGATTCAGAAATTATATCTTCAGCAGACGAATATTCATCTGTATTTTTATTTTCTGAACCAGATCCCATTAGCTCCTGATCTATAAATTCTCTAATTTTAGGTGTTACTGCTTCTATTATTGCATTTTTTGCATTTGTCTCAGCTACCTCTCTAAGGTGTTTAGCATCAGCAAGTGCTTCTTCGTAAATTTTTGTTGACATTTATAAACCTCATAAGACTACATATGGCAGAATAGTGAAACTATACTATTCTATGTATTCATTATTAAACTAAAGATTCTGTATATTGTAATGCTTTTTTAACTTTTTCGAGCTGTTTTAAAAAATTTATATCATCATTTGAAAAATTAACCAAGTTTATAGCAGATAGAAATCGTAAATTATCTACATCACTATCTAATATTGGTGCCCTGGAAGTTCCATACTGAGTACCAGTTCTTCTAAAATTTCCAGTTGTTCTAAATGCTTGATCTGCTCCGCCAGTACCAAGCGGCGGACCAGTAAATCCAGAAGGATATAATTGCTTTGATGAAAAGGGAGATATTCCACTACGTGCTGATGGCATGTCACTTTCAGACATTGTATTTCCCATTCCTACTGTTGAAAATCTATTATTTGAATTTCCAAGTGATGACATATCTGCTCTTGGCCTAACTGAATCTCCTGATACATAGTCTTTATTTATCATTCTTACAAACTTATAAAGATCATCTAGTTCATAAAATCCGTAATCTTCATCTTCATCATACTCTTCAACAGGTTCTGAGTATATACCTGTTTCAGATGACCCCATAATATACTCAGAGCCCTGGCTAGTTCCTATTGAGGGTATTTTTGGCTGAGATTTTCCGTAACCCCTTCCCGTATTTGCATCAAACGATGATGCGTTATAGTAGAGACGAGATGCCAATTTTCTTAATTTCCTGATCCGTTGTAAGATCTTCCTGAAATATATGAACCTAAAATATTTTGATCAGATATATTTTTCATAGATCTTGTTGGTGATCTTTCATCTGATGACTTTCCAGACCCAAACTCCACTCCGGCTTCTGGTGGAGCTGCACCAGAAGATGTATCAAACGCTGGTTGCTCTGCTGCATTCATACTTCCCTCTCCGGGTGAAGTCAAAGGTGGTATAAATGGCGTAGTTGGCGCGCCCTCACCTGCTCCGAATTTTTTTCCGTCTGCAGTCATTTCATTTTCTGATACTAGCCCTCCATCAAAATGAACATCCCAGTTTGGCAAATAATCAGAGTTAAATTTATCTATACCTAATCCTTCGCCTCCGGGAATTGTTTGTCCTGTTGATGTTCCAAAACTAGGTCGTGTTGGATCACCATCTAATATAAGATTTTGGTATGTTGATTTTCTCTCATCAGTTGTTATTTGATCAGTGTACATAGGAGATCCAGGAAAAGATGATCTAAGATTTTGCTGATTTCTTGTTCCGACTTTTTTTGCTGGACTTCTCTCTTTTATTCCTTCATCTATTATAAATTGTGATTGGCTAGCCATTCTTTATCTCCTTTTTAACCTGATCTTTAAGTGCTCTTCTTAGCTTTGCAAGTTTTTCAGCCTTTTTTCTATAGATTGACTCTTTTATTCCAAGTTTTTTTATAAAATCTACTTGATTTACTAGATTTTTTCCGCCAGACCAGGCGTCTTCAACTGTATCTACAGATATTAAGCCTTGATCTTTTAGCTTCTTCTTTTCTTCAGAAATAATTTTTTTTAACTTTTCAACAGTAAGATGTTTATCAGACATATTAGACCTCGGGGTTTCTATACTTATATATTATGTGAAAAAAATATTTGATCTTAATTTTAAAATCAATAAGATATATTTCTAGTCAGTACCATTAAATGCAAGATGAGCCCATTTTCCTGCAGCATCTCCAAACAAGTCAACAGGATTACTATTTGCAACTGATCGCTGCGCATTATCACCTGTTATTGATGGATTTCTCATTCCATGCCCTGCTCCATTTTGCTTCATAAGTGTTTCATGTGATCCGGCTATCATTTCAGCAAGAAGTGGATCTTCTACAACGTTTTTAACAATATCTCTTTCTGATTCGCGTGCTGCTTCTTGGATAGGTTGCTTTGATCCCCACGTAATATTATCTAGAGAGCTTCTCATACTATTGGAATTATTAATATGTGAATTTTGATTTTTTAATCTAGATGTAGATTCTGATATTTTGCTAGGAGATGTACCCGCACCCTCAGTTAGTATTTCAACTAAACACTCTCTGACAATTTCTTTAAGTTCTGATCTTAGTAATTTACTCATTTTTCCACATTAAGATATCATTAAATATTCTATCAATCTTGTCTGAATCGTTAAAGTGTTTATCAAGATCTGACATATTAACATTAACTGACTCGTTCATCATAAATGCTCCGGGAGTTGATGGCTCACTAACCATATCGAAACATATTAGCTGAAAATCTTCTTGAACAACTTGCGTATCTCCCTCAGATCTCGTTGATCCTACACCTCTAGAAGATATTCCAAGTGTAACACCGGATTCTACTAGACTTTGAAGTATTTTTCCTGCAGGTGTGTCTAATAGCTCAACAGTTCCAACAACATCGTTACCTTCCATTCTAGCATCTCTAACGATATGTGAGACATTTTTAAGTTCAATTACAGAAGTATCTGGATGGTCACACTCTCCAAGGGCTCTATTTTCTTGTATAAACTTTTGATAATTTATTATCTCTCTTTCAAGTATTGATTTCGGATAGACTCTTCCATTTTGATTAAGTGTATCTGATTTTTGAAGTATCCCCCTGAGCATTATCCTTCCATCGTTTAAAGATCTTGACTCATTTATTGTCTTGCTAGAGTATGTTAAGGGCATCCATTCAGTTAAAAGCTTCAAATTTTTATTTTCCATGAGTATAATTCCTTATCTGGTTTGACATATCTATAAGAGTTAAAAATCTTGTAACCTTCGTATCATCTATATCAACCAATACATCTGGAACAGATTCATTAACTATCTTCTCTCTAACATTTGATATTTTTTTTGAAATTGTTTCATTTTTCGCACTGCTTTCAAGAGCATCTAGATCTTCAATTGATTTTCTTTTTACATCTATAATTTTAGATCTTAGTGAAGTAGAATCTCCAGACTGTATTGAAAATGCGTATTCTTTTATAAGATCTCTCTGATTGCTATCAAACATTCTACTATACTTTTTATTAATTTTCTCTGTCATTATTTTAACAACAAGTGAATCTATGTCTTTATCCTGATGATCTTCTATGTCAATATCATTTTTTTCTTTTATCAAATGAGTTATTATTTGTGATTCATATTTTGCCATTCTTTCAATATCTACTGACTCACCATCTCTCCAGTCATTTAGCAAAACTTGAATCGTAGCTAGATTTTTATAGTCTGGTATAAATCTTCTATATAGATTTGAGTCATCCAGGGTATGGTTCATTTCCCTTATGAGCATTGACTTTTCTTTATTAAGATCCCTGGTGTTTGTTTTTCTTGCAGCTGACTTTGCTTCTGTTATAATTGCTGCTGCTATTGCGGTATCACTAACAGATGATTTTGCAAGGGCTCTAAAGAGTCTAAACTCCTTATAAAGTTCTGTTCCCTTTTTAAATCTTTTGGAAATTATATTTAAAGTCTTTTGAGCCTCTTGATTGTTACCTTCGATAAGGCATTGAGAAATTCTTCTAAGCAAAAGCTCGTATACTATCCCTACATTTCTTTTCTTATTGTGAGATTTTGGCACGATTTTACACCTCTTTGTCTTCAGACAATATTGTTCTTCTTCTATCTATATGTATATTTCTATCGAGAGATTTTAACGTAGACTTTAGAGTATCTGTCATTCTAGCCTGATGTTGCATCTTTCCATCAATAAAAGTTGACATAAAATCATCATATTCTGACAGTGTTGGCATCTTGTGTGCAGTTCTCATACCGCCTGTTATATCATCTCTTAGCTGAGATGCTGCTTTGTATCTTTCAGCCTTGGCTATGTTTCCAGATACAGAATCTGAAGGATTTTTTGGATCATGTGTTGTTAGCCTGTAATGATCTACAAATGGGCTCTTTTTTGATCTCTTTCTATTGTCAGCTCTTACTTCTGAAGGAGTTCTTTCATCCTCATTAGTATCTTTGTCATCTGTTTCTTCGTCATCTACTTTAATTTCTGAATCCTCAGATATCGACCTTGTAATCATATCTACTTTCTTTTGTGCAACTATTGGTGCATTATCATCTGATAGTGAAAGATTTTTTAAATTAGGTTCTGATAGCATTGGTAATCCTGCTGAATTCATTGGATCTCCAGCAGTTAGATCTTCTGGACCATCATCTCCGCCAGGAGATGATGGCATTCCCATATCATCACCTGCATCCATTGCAGAGTCATCATCACCAGGAAGTGTTATTGCCTCTACTTCGAGATCCTTTAGCTTGTCTTCCTCTCTTTCTCTTTGAATTGATAAAATATCATCATCCGTCATATTAAAGACAATTTTTCTAATCCAGTCCCTGCTTACAAGACCCTCTATTCCATTTGCAGATGTTGCTATGTCGAATCTAGTTCTATAAAGTTCAAGCTTTTGTTGCTGTGCTATAGTTGATGGATTTGAAAGGTGTAATTTAAAATCTAAAAGATCCTCTCCTTCAAACCCATTACAATATAAGTGTATAATTGCTATTTTATTTAATTCAGCTATAATTGTTCTCTGAATTCTAGCTATTGTTCTACTAAATCTTATATCTTCTTGTGATAGTGTTGCTTTTGCACCAAGGCCTTCATCGTATCCAAGGTAAGCTTTTGGAATCTTTAGAGCAGCAAATAATTTCTTTTGAATATATTCGACATCCTCAATTGCAGTTGCATTTGCGCCTCCAGCGAGGGTGTCTATTTTTGTTCCCGACTCTGATCCTCGAACAGGAAGGTAGTAGTCCTCATCTACAGACAAAGGATTGTATCTCAGATCAACTCTTCCAGTAGATTTATCAACAACTTGTGCTTTTTTCAAAGTTGTCTGAACTTGCTCCATATAATTTCCAATATCCTCGGGCGGTACATTTCCAACATCTATATAGAATACTCTTCTTTCAGGAGATCTTACTATTCTATATACAAGCATTGCATCTTCTACAAGTATTAGCTGTCTCCATATTCTTCTTGCAGCCTCTAAAACTGATGATCCATATGGTAAAAATGCATCGTTACCTAAGACTCTCATATGAGATACTTGCCAGTTTTCAAGCACCTGATTTCCCTGCGTTACCCATCTAAATCTTACTGCAGATGGGTCATCTGGATCGAAACCCTCTTCTCGCTCTATTTCATTTACTGGTATTGGAAATGCACTTATTACTCCATGCTCAGGACTAACGTCATTGAAAAGAAAGAAGTCTCCATACTTGCATAAATTTCTTGCCCAAGCAGTCAAGTTAAATTCTACATTCAGTGTATCATAAAAGAGATCATTTAAAAGATTATCAATTGTTGGATTTTCTGAATATATGTGTAGAACTCTACCGTGTTCATCTGAAGCAACTGTTTCTTCAGAGTATATATCTAGCGCTGAACTTATTTCAGGTGTGTACTCCATTTCTGAAAAATCAGAGTATCTAGCCATTCTATCATATGTTCCGTATGCACTCATTGCTGAGCTATACACGCTACTTTGATTTTTTCTGAATGTTTCGAATGCAGAGGAAGTCTTTACACTCGAATCCAGTGATCTTACTTTTCTCTTTACTACTGGACCACTTCTAAAAAGAGTTGTTAGTCTTCTAAATAGTGCCGCACCTGATTCATTTGCCATCTAGCTATCCCTGATACTTATTTAAGTATCCAATCCCATTCACTAAGTATTTTTAACTTTTTATTAGTTTCCGTACCGTGTATATTTCTATCAATTTTTGACTTTTTGTCAACATTCTTGTTTTCTTGTGATTTATTATTATGAGGCCTTCCGTCAAGTATAGCATCTGGAAGATCATCATAAGAATTTCTTGTAACTGACATTGCTTTTAACATGGCATCATTAATTAATCTTGAATTTTTACTATAGTCTTCAGATGCATCATAAAGCCAAGTACCTATTGCAAAACTCATAACAAGATCATCATTGTGACCTTTCATACCTTGCGCCTTATTTCCAATCCATACAAAAGTCTTAAGCTCATCATAGAATCTAGAGCTATATATTTTTATCATTTTATTTCTCAAGACTTCTTCTAGTTTTGTTAAAATTAAAGATCTTGTCCTTCCGCTTGTTGTAAATCCAGCAAGATCTGTGTCATATTCGGGCGTATACCCACCAATATACACTGCTTTTCTTTTCTTGTAATACATGTTGGGATAATCTATCTCTTTCATTTTTAATATAGTTGCATATCCATAGCTATTATTCTCAGGACAAACAAGAGCTTTATTATACTTCATTCCAAACTCTGCTATGAGCTCTCCAAATCTATCTGGCGGAATTTTACCCTTATATTCTGCAACACACTCTCCGGAAGTTACATCTATAACATGAAATGTAGAGTAATCGCGAGAGTCTCCCCTAGAAACGTCTGCTGAAATTATGTAACTGTGCTCTGAAAGCGGGTATTCCCATATCCACACACCCATATCTGGTCCAGACCTATCTCTAGGTGGTCTTATTTGCGCTCTGATGTACTCCATATCTATGCTTGATAGAAACGTTTCTCCCGACGATGCGAAGTCACAGAGATACTCCTGGGCAATTTGTCTATCTGATAGGTTTTTCGTTGTTTCGCTAAACCACTCATCGTCTCTATCGGGATGCGCGTCCCACGGAAGCTTTATTGGATTAAATTCATTTAGATTTGTCTCTGCATCTTTATAGAGTTTGTAATACTGGCCACCTACACCATTCGGTGTAGATAAAATTATAACTCGGCCACCGGTAGATATCGTAGGATACAATCCCATCCAAAGTTCATCAAAGTTTTTAACAAAAGCAGCCTCATCTACTATAAGCAGTGATAGTGCTTCTGATCTACCTGCGTCGTCTGATGTTGGAATTGCCTTTATTGATGAACCATTGCTTAATTCAATTAACTGTTTATTATTAGTTGTTATTGAAGGCATTACTATCCAGCTGGGAAGACTTCTTATCATTATTTTAACTTTTGATATAAAGTTTTGAGCAACACTAAGCTTTGTAGCAATTACTAGTACATTTTTATCTCTCTGGAAAAGTGCCATCCAGACAGCATATGCTGCAACCAGTGTTGACATTCCTAGCTGTCTAGACTTTAATATTATATTAAATCTATTCTCTATAAAGTCTTCAACACAGTCATCTTGAAACTTATATGTATCAAACCCAATTAATCCCTTTATTGGATGCTGTATCTTTAAGTAGCTATTAAAAAAGTATACAGGATTTTTTCCACTTTTAACTATCTCTTTTATTTGCCTTGACTTGCTGGCAGACATACTACTCTACTTCATAGTTTATAAATCTTCTATAGTAAGCAGTCTTTCTAGGAGTATAGGGTGACGTTGTAATAAGCTCAATAGAATCTGTATTTGAGACTTCCTTTGCCTTTAGTGATCTACCAGCATTACTCTTGAACTCAGACTTTATATTGTCAAAATATTGCTTTAGCATACTAACTGACTCTGATTCAAAAACTTTTGATTGATCTCTAAGATTTCTTTCAGACGCTAGATTTACAACTGTTGTATATGTGCATGTCATAATATTTCCCTGAAGAGATGTTGTTATTGACATTGTAGGGACACGATTGTTTCCGTATGAACCTTTTCCCCATGTTCCATTGCAAATTTGACCTAAAATATTGACTTCTTGTGAATTTAGCATTTTATTTCCTCTAAATGTAATTATCTATTTGCGAAAGAATTGAAAATACTCTTTTTGAATTTGTACTTTTAAATTCTTTAATTTCTTTTTCAGAAGGCCTCCAGCCCTCTTTCCATTTTTTCTTTCTAGGTTCTGCAAACATTATTGAACAATCTTTACAAACCCCGTATGTAAGAAAAAACTCTGTATCCTGACCTGTTCCCATCATTATATCACACATTGGACAAAAGATTGGAATTTTATTACTCACAATAGACATATGAATCCTTTCCATTTTTTGTAATCTCCAGCGATCCATCAACACAATCTTTTACAGCATCAACATGAGAAATAACTATTATATTTCTAAACCATCTCTTTAAAGATTCGAGAAGTCTTGCACAAGATTCAAGATTTGTTTCGTCAAGAGCACCAAATCCTTCATCTATTATTATCATATTTGTTTTTGTAAGTGATGAAGTATTTATCAAGGCAACCCTAATGGCAAGAGATGCTATCATTTTTTCCATGCCAGACGCAAGCTCAATAACTCTCTTGCTATCTCCGTAATCTATATAGATATCCATTGAATTTGAATCACTATCTGCTTCAAGATTTATTGTAAAGTCTACGACCCCGAGAAGTATTTTTGATATCTCAGAATTAATAATCGGGAGTCTTGACATCATTATTCTTAACGGAATACCCTTCTTTGATGATGCTTGCATAAATAAGTCGTAAATTTTTAACTGATCCTTTATCTCTTTGAATCTGTCCCTATCGTCAGATAGTGAATTTTTTCTTATCTTTAGTGTAGCTATTTCTTCGATGATGCTATTTTTGTCTAGATCGAGATTTGAAATAAACTTAGATATATTGTCTATTTTATCATGCACAATTGACTCATCATCACTTAATATCATAAGATTCATCTCATCTAGTCGAGCCTTTTCTTTAGACAACTTTTCTTTTAGTATTAATGACTTATCTGTTAAATTTTCTATATTTGAATTACTCCTAATAATGGAGTGCTCTAGGTCTTTCTGTCTAGATATAAGGGCATTATATTTTCTAATTTTATCTTCCGGGTCTATTTCAGATAAAACTTTAATACAGTCAGATGCTCTCTCTATTTCATCCAGTGTTTCAGATAGCGATTCAAGATGATCTTTTATCATAGCTTTGTCTTCATGTGAAGATTTTATAAACATACATGAAGGATATTGATCGCCGCAAGGGACTATGCTTAGACTCTCTGCAGACTTCTCTATTCTTTCTAGCTCTTTTGCTATTCCATCTCTCTGGCCACAAAGAGATATAGAAGTTTTCTCAAGAGATATCTTTGCGTCTCTCTGGCTTTTAAGCTCTTCTATTGAAACTGAATCTACTACAGATATTATCTTTTCTAACTTTTCATTGAGATCTAGGGCGCCTTCCTTTTCACTTAATATGCGGTCTAAGACTTTATTACTTTCTATGTCTATAGATTTAACAACTTTTTTCTGCTCATTAACCTGTCCTATTGTAAAGCTACTGGAAGAATCGCTAGACGCTATCTTTACCCTAAGGTCACCTAGTATTTTTCTATTTAAAGATATTTTATTAGATATTTCTGTAAGACTTAGCTTCTTCTTTTCTATCTCAATCTCTACTTCAGGTATTACTACATCCCAATCTTTATTTTCTATAGACCTCATAATATCTCTTATTTGGGATGAATCTCGCTTACACATATCATTCATCTTATCAAACACTTCAAGATCTAGAAATTTTGTCAATATTGATTTTCTTGATGTAGCACCTTCATTTAAAAAGTTATTCATGCCGCCTTGAGATGCAAGAGATGTCATTAAAAAATCATCAGATATTCCTATCATTCTTCTTAAAGTTTTCTCTGTCTCCCTTCGCTGTTCCTCACTAAGGTTTTCAACAACAGATCCACTTTCATCAATTCTTTCTATTTGAAGTGATGTTGAAGCATATTCTTCTCCCTTTCTCGTTGTATGCTTTACTGTAGATCTTTTTATTCTAAATTTTTCTCCATTTAAATTTATCTCTATTGATGCATGACATGAATTTTTTCTTGTATTGATAATGTGCAAGTTTTTTACAGATCCCCTATCAGTTGTATTAAATAAACAATACATCATTGATCCAATTATAGAAGATTTTCCTCTTGCATTTTTTCCAAATATTCCAGTTATTCCAGGATTAGATTTAAAATTTATATAATTGTTTTTTCCATAAGCAAATAAATTATCAAACTTTATATTTTCAATTTCCCATCTAGAGTTTCTTAGAATTTCGTCTTTCTCACTAATCTCTGATATATACTTTACTATTAGATTATTCATATCTTCTGATTCTTCATCTAGAAGATTTGAATTTTTAAAAAAATCTTTAAATAGAAATTTATGAAAAGAAGGATCTCTAAGATTTAATGTTTCAGAATTATTTCCTATTGATATGTGATATTTCTTTGGATCAAACTGGTGATCATTTTTAAAAACAACTTCAGTTGCAAAATGTTGCTTTTTAAGTATTGATCCTATTTCTTGAGAATCTGCTTGTGTTATTATTGTATCTGACTTTATTCTAAATCTTGATTTCTTTGGAAATCTTTTTGCTTCATTAATCGTATCTTCGACATTTCCTTTCCACTCAATTGTTACAAACGGTGTTGAATGAAGTATTGGATAAAACTTAACTGTGAAATCGTTTTTATCTTTAATATCCCAAAATAGAAATCCCTTTCCTTGACTTTCACCATAGTTTTGTTGTATTGATGATCCACAGTATGCCATTGTTTTTTCTTTATTTAAAAATTGTGCCCTGTGTATATCACCTAGCATGGTAAAATCAAACATATCAAAGAAGTCATCTGTTACGTCGCCATCTATCTCCCAATCTATATCTGTTTTTGAACCCCATACAGGACCATGAAATAGTGCAATATTTATTTCATTATCAACTGGGACAACTCTTGGCCATCCTTCTTCATCGAAACATGAGAATACACACCAGTTAAATCCGCTAATACCTGTAGGATATATTCCAGATTTTTTATACAAGTGTATATTTTTATTGCCAATTGCAGAGAGTATTGGTGTTATTGCATCCTGCCTATCCTTGTTCATGATTAATCCGTCATGATTTCCAAGTATAACATGGACTGGACATATCTTGCATAGCTCTTCAAACCACCACGTAAGATTTTCAATAAGCTCTGGTGAGATACCTTGAGTTTTTGAATGTACAATATCTCCTCCAACGTATATTACGTCTGGTGAAAGAGATCTGCATGATTTAAAGAAATCTTTAAATGACTCTATGTATTCATCGTGGCGTGAAAGACCACGCCAGTGTATGTCTGCAATATGAACTATTTTCATTATAATAAAGTTTTAGTACTATTCAATTATTACACATTGTAGGCACATGTACAAATAGTATTTCTTATATGATAGAAGATATTTTTTAAAAATCTATTTTAGTATAATCTTGAAGAGACTCAGTATCATGATTCTTTTGAAGATTTTCAGAATTATTATCTAATATTCCATCGAGTTTATGACCACTATTTTTATAATCTAGCTTTCTAAATACAGACTCTATCATTTCAGAAGCTTGAGAAATATGGCTCTCCATCCAATCGTCTATTTCTTGACCATCTTCTAGCATATTAAATATTTTTGATGCATTTTTTACAATACTGTATAGCTGTGGCCTTGCCATATATGAATGTCGAGACCTGTGCTTCTTGTGAGAGTCTCCCGGAATATCAATCTTATCAAGAATTCCAGGATTATCTTCATGTCTAAACAAAGCGTCATCTTGAATTATTGTTTTCATTTCATCAATAATAAATTTTCTAAGTTCTAGCCTATTCATTTTCTACTGTTTTCCCTGATGATAAATATAACTATTAACTAAGTATAGAACCTGTCTTAATTGATTCAATTCTAAACTTTAAAAGATCGCCTCTTTTCCACTCTGTCGATGCATTTCTTAATATCATAAATTCTTGCTTTTTCATATCACCAACATCATGTGTAGTACTATTATTTAAAATTTTTACTCTGCATCCAAAACTATCAAGTGACGTTGCTATCATATGAGATTCTAATTTCATATCTGAATCAAGTGCTAAAAGAACTGGTGTTTTATTCTTTACAAGCTTTTTAAATAGTCTGCTTTCTTTTGAAAGCTTTGATCCTAAAATACAAGTTGAATTTTTATTTGCTTTTACAAGATCAAATGGTCCCTCTACTATAGTCACTTCTCTGTTCCAATCTATGTTAATTTCATTAAAAATTATTTCTGTCTTTTTATTTTTTGAATTTTTATATTTTATTTTTTGATCATCATCTATAGTTCTGGATACAAAGTAATTTATCTCTCCCTCGGTTGAAAATGATGGAAATATTACTTTACGTCTGTAATTACCGTCTATAGATGTTCCTATTTTAAAATACCATAAATCGCTTACTGTTAAGCCTCTTTTAAAGAGATACGATATACATGCCCTTATATCTGGATCGCGAGTATTTCCAAGATATGCTTCTGATAAAAGTATAAAATTATCTGGAATTTTTGGAATTTCACTATCAACATTTTCAATATTTTTAGATAATTTTATAGAATTGTTTGTATCAAATTTCTCTTTAAACTTTACAGATAAAGAATTTGAAACTTTGTCTCTTAGTATAAAAAATAAATTATTTGATTTTACACCGCATATCCAGCAGTGACACTGCCATGTTTCAATATTTATTGAAAATTTTTCTTTTCTTTTATTTTCACATGAAGGACACATTACAGCAACATTAACTCCGTCTCTAGCGACTTTTATATCACCAAAAACAGATCTTAGGAAATCTAGCTTTTCAGTTACAGAGTTCAATATACCTTTTCCAATACTTGTAGGTAATAATAAACTATTTTTGAACTATTTACACTCTAGTATTCCAGCTCTTGCTATGACATATGCATCTGCCATATCATAGCATGTATCCTTTGTGATCTTTAATCCCTTTCTAGGGCCAGATTTTAAGATTTTAGTCGGCCATAAGAAATCGATCTCACCTGATACCCAATTTAAAATTTGTGCCTTTGTTGGCTGTCCGCCGTCTTTTTTTCTAATAATTTTTATATCCAGTGATCTTCTTGCATGATTGACGTTTATATGGATAGGATCTAAGTTAAATGTCTCATAGCATATAAGTGATACTATTCCATTAAATCTTGCTAGTGTTGATAATGTTCTCGCTGATGAAAATCCTGATCTGAATGATTGTAAATTTTCCTCTATATAAACGCTTTTTATATTATAATCAATTAAAAGAGAAGACATTTTATCTCTTACTAGTTTTGCTTTTTTGTATGTGTTCTTTATACTTGATAGCTCTATTGCACCCATAGAAACAAGTGATCCACTCATATCTAAGACACACCATCCAGTACATGCAGTTGAAACATCTAGGCCAAGTATCATTAAAAATCCATCTTAAATCTTATTACCATAGAATCATTCACTCTCTTTTTAATCGGTTGTGCGAAATTTGCCCTCATAATTATATTTAAATTTTCATCATGAAGATTAAGGCTGTCTATATATACAAACTTCTTTCCAATATCTGATGGACTTCCAGAAGCTGACAAGACTTTATATTGAGGGTTGCTAGATGAATTAAATAATCCGCTGCCTAGTTCAATATTATACATTTTTATATGAATATTTTGGTGACCCTTAAATGTTATTTCAAACTGATCTTTTCCAAAAAATGTTAGCGCTGGGTGTTTAACAAGAACAATTCCCTCATCATATATACAGTTCCCTATATTTGACCATTTGGGATTTGGACCTTGTGCATCACACCTATATACACCTCCCTTTCCGTTATCCCTTAGCGATATCTTTATCTTTCCACCTGATCCAGTTAGTGAGTTATCTACAATTGTCAAAGACTCCTCTTTTATTTGATCTCCATAGAAAAGATTTGATATGTCGAAAAAGCATATCTCATTAGAAGATAAATCTCGCGTTCTTTGTGCAATTGTGAGTATTGGACCTGATATTCCACCCATGCTTTCAGGTGTAACGCCTGCTATTAGTGCTGTTATTGTATCGGGACCTGTTGCATCAGGAAGTGTTGTTGCATCATCATCTATTGCTGCAATTACATCTGAAACTGCTGTTGTTGGCAATCCAGGAAATATTGTTCCTGTGGATATCATTGAATCTATAGATACCAGACTTAAATTTTGACCGCCGTATATAGATTTAAACTTTGAACTATCACTGCTACCGGTAGATAAAATAGTATAATCTGGCATAAATCTTCCATTGTCATTTGGAAGTATAGTTAAATTTCTTGCCCTTATTGATGCAGATGCGTAGACAAATTGTGTTGCAGTTATATTTTCAACAGTTGTATTTAATGTTGAAGCAGTAAGATTATATAAACGCGGAGAGAATCTTTTAATAAACTCCCTGGTGTGGTTTTCAAGATTCATAACAAACCCTCCGACACCAAATGAGAAATCTACATTAAATGGATCATCAGTTTTTTTACTTGTTGTCTGAAATGGAGTCAAGAGAACGTCTCTTTCCCTTGATTCCCTTATAAACATTGGCGGAACGTAGAACATTAAATCTTTAAAATTTTGCGGTGAAGACTTGCTATATTTTTCAATTTCTTTATTTGCAATATACCTGTTGAATATTTTTAGCTCATGAACTTCTGCATTCAGCTTGTGCCTGAAGAAGAAGTTAACTGGATCTTCAGTGAGACCTTCTAGCGTAGGATATACACCTTCATTTGAAACATTTTCATTAAAGAATTTTGCCTCATTATCATACCCCTCATAATAATTTCCTACAATAAGTGCAGAGCATCCAATATGAGGTGGGGGAAGTATATCTGACCCTGTAAATACAAATTGTGTAGACATACTATCAATTAAGATACTGCCTGTACCCATATTAAAATCTTTTCCGCCCCACCTTATTGTAACATGATGCCAATTATTTCTTTTTAAAGAGTTGTCAGGTGTAACAAATACAAGATCTTTAGGATGTGTATGTGATGTGGCATTGAAATTTATAGTACTTGGAGGTACATCTGCACTGTGACTTAGCTGTAATGCTATTCTAAATCCATCGACCTTCTGATCTTGGTCACGACTACTTCCAGAAACTAAAGATACAGCAAATGATGATGATAGATGAAAAATTGTCCCAGCTTTATAAGACTCTAGCCTCTCTGTAGTATATCTTGGATTTATATAAAAGTCTATTGAAAATGATCCGGTGGGAGAGTACGGCCTCGGCTCATTTACTGTTCTACTTAAGTTTGGGTATATTATAGCAGAATTTTCAGGAAGCCCAGAAGCAGTTAAAAAATTTAAAGTACTATAGTTTGTATATGCAAATTCACTAACGTCATATCTTGCAGCATAGAATGGTAAAAGATTATCTTTTATTATCAACTTTTCAATTGCAACATCGTTAAGAGAGAAAGGTGGATCAAATCTTGTTATATACAATCTTTTAGAGTTTCTAGTTGGACTATTTGCTGTATTAACCCCTGATAGATATGTTTCCATATACTCGGAAACATCTACAGACGTCCCAGCTAGCATTGCACCATTTACAATTAAAGATGCTGCATCTTTTGCTATTGTTGCTAGAAATGCAGATTCGTCAAATGAACTATCTGTCGATCCATCAGTTCCAAATGATAGCTCGCCTGTTTCTCCGGGAGCTATCAAATCTTTTAATGCCGGACTGGGTCTTGGAGATAGTGCAGCAGATCCAGATGTTCCATTTGATGAACTAAGGTATCTAGTTTCAGGATGAAGAGTTAGTGAAAAGTTCTCCTGTCGCTCATTTAAGACTTTGACAATAGACATACTAAGACCCTAGAAATCGAGCCTTACCCGTATTGTCAAATCCTTTTCATCATTTTTTTCAATTGGTCTTGATGTCTTTGCAACTGCTAATAAATTATCATTTGCATCATAAAGTCCTATTGTAGTAATATATGAGAAAGCCTTTTGTGAGCCTTCCTGTCCTGTTTCAATAACCCTTATCTTGTTATTTGATGGATCGACATACGTTGGATTAGATGAATAGTTGAACTCATCAGCAGTCGCCCTGCAGAATATTAGAGTTGATTTGATCTGTGTTATATTTTGAAAAGTCATAAATGTTAGTGATCCAGAACTTACTCTTGCCTCTGCTATGTGATCTACTACTTGATCTATCGAAGCTGATACGAAGAAGTCGGGTATGAACTTTGCCTGCCTATTTCCTTTCTTACCAGATGTTGATAAGATCTCTCCTAGAACTGTACGACCAGCTGCACCGTCAACTGTCTGTGCAGAAACTGCCTGAATTGATCCCGTTGCATGTTCAGATCCTGACATTGTCTTTTCTGCATCTAGTAAAATTATCCCCTGATCGTAAAAAATTAATCCAAGATTCTCACTAGTGTTTGCTGAGTTTACAAGATTTCCCACAGCTCCACCAACTGAAGATGCCATTGCTGTGGATGATCCTAGATCTGTTATGACACATGATCCTGATTCAGAAGTTACCCATAGATTCTGTCTCATGACTGGATTTACTGGAGAATTACTGCTATATGCTGCACTTCTATAAAATCTCATTGCAAAAGATTCTCTCTTTATGGCATCCCTGTGAAAAAGACGCTTAATGTTGAATGCAATTCCAACATTTATTCTATCTGAAAGTGTTGAACTTCCATATGGAGAGTAAAAAGGTGAACCTGCATTTCCAAGAAGAAGTTGTGCATATTGATTATAATTCTCTATTTTCTCCCTCATCATTATTGATGTTGATGGAAATAGCATCTTTCCTGTTGAATCTTCTCCAGTTTTTGAACCTGTAACAACACCACTTCCGGAAAATATCATACACGTTATATCAAAGCATGGATTTGATGTCTGTAGTGAAAAATCCTGATCATATACTGTTTGAAAAAGAGATGACGTTACCCCTGGACCTATTCCACCAGTAACAAATACCTGATATGACTTTCTAGAATTTGACGAAGATACGTCTGTCTGAATAAAGTCTACTAACTGGTTTAGCTGACTATCAGATGTTTTTATATCCGTTGACGGATCTAATGTTTTTGATGTACTCACTTATAATTCCTCTAATAAAACATTCTACTGTGTTTGTACAGTAAAGTGAATATTTGCACCAGAATTAAGTCCGGTAACTTCGCAATTTTTTTGTACCACGTCTTGACCTGCAAGTCTATATGACGAAAATACATCTGGTCCAACTGGTTTTGCAAATATTGTAAACGTACACGATGTAGTATTCTGACTGCTGATTGAACTATTAGCAGGAATAGTATATACAGCTACATTTCTTGAGTCTATTGAATCAGGCACATGTCCAACTATTTGAAAGAATAAGCTGTCAAGAACAACTCTAAATGAGAAATCAGCTGCATCAGGATCATTTTGCCTTCCTGATGCTATTGATTGCTCTATTGTAACAGACTGACTTGTTGAGACGCCTGATACTGTTGAGTTTGATCTTGCAAGTGAAACTATGTCACTAGTAAGGCCAGATGTTACTTTTAGTATTGGAAGTGTTGATAGTGAATTGTTATTTAAACTTCTAAGTCTATATTTCAAACCTAGATATCCTGTGGTATTTGCTTCTAGCACAGGTGTATTTTTTTCTATCTTTTCTTTACCTACTGTTCTTCCAAACTCTTTTACAATTCTATAGTCGACTTCATCGTCTGCTAAAGCAAACTTTGAAATTTGAAAATTTCCGCCTGCCTCTGCAAGCATCTTTCTACCCATATCTGTTAAAACTGCATCTAAAATTATATTATTTGTCGAATGATCTAAGAAACCCAACTTTCACACTCCTTATTGATTATATATTCTCTTATTTTATTTCTGTAAATGATAATTGTTAATATTATTACTCACAGAGATGTAATATTAGCCTCTGTTACTGGAACTTCCATTGGAGGACCTGTTTCATCACCAATTTCTATGTCAAAAACCTGACTATCCTGGAGATCTAAATTAATTATATGAAGCTTATACTTATCACCTATTAATCCCAAATCAATCTCTGATAAAGATGTCCCGTCACTTTCGGTTTGTAAAGCTTTATAATACTCTGGATCAAAAAATATTCTCATCCTTGTCTCTCCCGATGATCTCATTGTATCAACAAAAAAGTCTCCCTCTAGGTACATATTCGGATATGGCTTTGGAGCATTTGGCTTTGAAATACTTTTTGAATTTATTTTATTTTTAAACTTATCATAAGATACTAAAATTTGCTCAGAATATCCAGATGTTAAGCCTCTTGCATCTACGCAAGCTATTGCATAAATATAATTCTTGTCCCTATTATAGTTTACATCTACAAAAATCTTTCTTTGGCCTGCAACTCTAAAGCTTTTTTCGGGCGGGGCTTTTTCAAGTGGAACAACTCTTGATGTAGAGTTATCAAAGTCTAGCTCTCCTAGAAGCGTAAATGGAAGATCTGTACTTGCTCTTCTAAAAATTTGGTACCTTACAACATCACGCTGCGGATTAGATGGTTCTTCCCATAGTATTGTAAGTGTATTATTTTGAAAATTATATTTAAATCTAATATTTTGAGGAGGTTTTGGTGCTATTGTTTCAACACAGCTAACTTTTGTACTTACGCCTCTTGATGCAATTAAACTTACAGCAAAAACCTCTTCGTCTTGTGTTAGACCATCCGGATCTACTGCTGTTGCTTCGTATGCCGTTGCATGAATTATCTTAACTTTATAGACATACGATGCTCCATATTTTATATCAGAATCAAATATATTAAAGTTTCCATAATTGCTTATTATTATAGGTTCAAGCTCTTTTCTAGTCCAAGATTTACCATCATCTGACGACTGTATTTCAAACTTTTCTATATAAAGTCCAACTGCAATTGAACTTTCATTTATGGTAAAACCCTGATCAATTACTTCAGACTTTACAAAGACATCTGTCGCAGCTAGCTCTAGCTCAAACTCAGAAGTACTTAAGTTACTAGGATTTGAATTCTGCACATAGTTTGTTTGAATTTGTTCTGCGTCATCAGCTATTCCAAGTAACTCATCCTGATATATATTGCCCCTATCCTCTAATGCAGCGAGAGTCATATTTGAAATTACTGCATTGTTAATTGTTGAGTTAAACTCTACAAATCTGACACTTCTCAATGCATCTGTAACTATTTCTTGCCTTGCATCAGTCGGTGCATATGCAACGCCCACTGGCTGAAGATTTCCAAGAGCTTTTCTTACAATATTTGTTGCCCCTGATATGCTTGCAAACGGAGATGATAAAAAAGCTGTTAGCTCTGAATTAGCATCTGTAACCATAGGTGAATTATGAAGTGTATCTTCAAATGCTACTGATGATGTTAGTGCATGATAAAATGCTGTATCAAGCTGGTTATCCATCAATATAACAGAAGAAAATCTACTATTTGCTACAGCACCTTCAAAAACTATCTTGTCTTTATTTTCAGATAGAAAATCTGATGAGTTCATATTACTATTAACATAGTCATATAAAAATGTTGATCCTGCATTTGTATACGGCATTGCTGACGGAACTCTTATCTTTATAATAACTGATCTTGCCGTCCGTGATCTTTTCTTTACAAACTCTATGTCAGCTTCACTAGATGATATATCAATTATTGACTCAACTCCTGTACTAACAGTTCTCTCATCTCTTGTATAGTAGTTATAGAAAAACTCAGAATCTATTGATATTACTTCTGGAAGATCTATAACCGTTGAAGGTGCTGCAGGATATGTTGCTGATTCCCATCCAGATATATTTTCTTCAAGGAATTCAGAAAAGCTTTCTGATGCAGATGACTCTGATCCTACCTGTGCTGCGTGGCTTATTTCAACTCCAGTTACCAGCTCTTCATCGCTTACCATTTCTTGTATTAAGCTTTCTCCAGCCATTCTATAAAATCTCCTTTTTTGTTTTAAAATATATTGATAGATAGTTCATAATTTTAACTTTCCCATGGAAGGAGAGCACTTGGTACATTACTATCTGTTCCTGTAAAAACTGCTGCGGTGAATTCAGGCGCAGTTATTGTATCATCACCTTCAAAGCTAAATGTTGTTGCTGGCGGAAGTATTGATACTGTTGCATAAAATTGTGCATATGTTCCACCTTCAGTATTGGCAGAATCTGACCACTCCTGATCAACAAGCATACAAAATACTCTTTCAAAAACTTTTGGATAAACTATTCTGTTTCTATATTTTTGAGAACTTAAAATTATTGATCTTTTTAATTCTCCTACAAGCCTGTCATAATTTAATGATGCTTCTAAATCTCTATCTGCAAACATCTCAGCAGCATCGTTAGATAATGACTCAAGAAGATCCTCCTTGCCTGGATCAACACCATCGAAGAAAACATTTCCCTCTAGAAATGGAAATACATCTTCAGATACATCAAATCCAGTTGTCAATCTAAGATATGTTTTTAAAAGATTATCTATTGCGTGATTGTTGAAGACATCTTGAGACGTAACATTATATCCAAAGTCTGAAGCGTCCCATGAATCTTTATATGCTTTTCCCGTATAGGTTCCTTTGTTTCCCTCAGTTCCATAGTGCCGTACAACAGTATCTGAAAGAACAGTATCTGCTGTTTGAGGATCTGGTGATGAAACATCTCCATCTATTTCTCCAGATCCCTCTTTTTCAGTATGCTCTGGTCTTCCCATAATTACAAATCTCGACGTATCAAATACAAACTCTCTCGGTGTTGCAAGCTCAGACTCTTTTAAAAGATTTCTTCTCCATATTTTTATAGATACAAGTGTTGAATCTCTGTATGAAAGATCTCCGGTAGAATCCATTGCTCTGTTTCTTAAAGATTCCATCATTCCTGCCGTAATTGCAACTGGCATTATAAATTTTCTACCAGTTCCTCCTGTATCTAGAAGTTCGGTTGTTTTGCAAAACCCAGCAAGATTTTTTGACTGATTTGTCATTATTGCTTTTGATGCAGGAAGATATGGGTATTCCCTATTTGGAACTGCAAATGAATCATAGAGAGCTCTTGCTAATGATATTTGGTCTCTTGTTGTTGAAAAAAGTGTTGCCTGACCAAAATCTTCGTCTGACATTATTTCTTCTAGTGGATTTTCAAATGTCTGTGATGTTAAATTTATTTCATCTATATGTGATATTACACCTGATGCAGCTGATTTTAACGAATCTAGTATATTTCCTATATATAATGATGTTTGAATTGCATTTTTTTCGATATTTATGGCTGTATTATATATTTCGTCCATCATCTCTAGTGCTGATTGTATATCCTTATAGTATCCATATCCCGTTGACCACGGCACAACATCATTATCATATTTTGTCTCAGTGAGGATGTCACCAATTTCACCCAAGAAGGGTGTACCTCCGTGCTGCCACTCTTCAAATGCATTAATATATGAATGTATAACTCTTTTATCGAACCATCCTGACGATCCTCCCCACTTATTTCCAACTGAAACTCCTCCACCTGAGGAACGTCTTTCAGCAGAGTCTGTCCAGATTACAGCTCCGCCTGCAAATTGTTTCCAGACGCGCAAGCACAAAAGATATGCTGCAGATATCATGCTAGCCCTATTAATACCTCTTCCCGTATAATCATTTTCTAAAAGTATTTCTTCATTTCTGCTGCCAGGCATTGTTTGACATCCTGTCTCAAGTATTTCTAAAAATTCATTTACAGCTTCTATAGGTGCATCAAAAACAGATCCCTTATCGCTATCTAGTTCAAATCCACCAACACCAAACATAATAGTAAAATAATCATCGCCTATTTTTGATGAATTTGAAAAGATGCTTTCTTCGCTAGTATAGGCTTCTTTGCACATATAGGCATATGACCAGTCTTGTTCCCATGAAGTTCCCTTTTCCCCTCCGCCAAAGACTGGAGCTGACGTTTCATCCTTACCATTTGAGCCGTTAAATTCAGCAAATGTAATTCTGTCTCTCATATGATCTTTAATATCTTCTGTTAAATCATCCCTTGCCTGTATGTAGATATCCCTTGCTTCTGCTTCTGAGGAAGCCTCTCTCCAGTTTTTATATTTATACTCATCTCTTGCAAGTATGTACTTCAATAGAGATCTAGTTATATTTCCATCATATGGGCCCATGTTTATATCACCAGTTGCTGTTGTACAAACTGCAAGAGGTACAATATGTCCTGGAAGCCATGAACCTGATCCGCCAAGGTTTGCCCAGGGTTTAAGTGTTTTTGCAAGTGCTTCAAATATTTTAACTATGAAAAGACTTGGTGTCAAAGAATAGTTTGAATCATATCCTGGTGTATAGGAAAAATGATTATTATTTTCGTTAAGCTTTTTTATTCCTGAAAGCCTGAGTAAGTTCTTCACAGAATTAGTCCCAAGAGAGTATAGGTTTGATATTAGTTTATTCAATCTTTCCTGAGACTCTGTAACTTCTCGCGTCGGTATTTCATCTACATAATATGATCTTCCAGATCTACTCGAAGCTATTCCTTCTGCAAGATTAAAGTTTGATGTTGTAAATGACTCCACATACTGTTGATCTTGTGAACTAGCATCTTCATTTTCTGGAATAAGATGTGCAATGGCAGATGTATCTTTTGCTGACTCCCTACCATCAAGAATTGATTCTACTGTCTGTGAAGTATCAATACCAAGTATTGATGCTATTTCAGTAGGAATATCTCTTACCTCTCCCGTTCCATGTAGATCCATTTGAAAAGTTGCATTTTGAATAGCATCCATCCCGAATGCATGAATGAGTGCTCCGAGCGTCGAATGGGCCTCTGATCCTTCACCTCCATACACAGTTGCATCGCTCCAGCTATCGCCATCCTGATCATGATATTTTAAAACATCACTTAATGATATCATATTGTTATCTTGTTCTGAATATAGATATAATTCTCCACCTGCTGTTACTAATTTTGGATATAGCAAGTTCCAATCAAGAAGTTTAGTTATAGTTGAATTTATACCGACACTGTATCCAACTATTCCATTTGTTGGATATTGTGAGTAGTCTGAGTCTGTGCCCGGTGTCATGACCCCATAGATACCGTTTGCAAATGCTCCCATCCCGCCTAAATATGACAGTAGCTGTAAAACTATCGTCGTATTGGATGATCTTGCTACCCAATCACTTGTAAATCCTATTTTATATTCTATAAATTCTTCAACTGTAAAGTTTGTGTTGGCGTCATTCCATGCATTCTCGGCTGGCATTGGAATTATATCAGCTAGTGATGCTACAATTGACTCTCCGACCGTCGTCGTTCTTGACGACGGATGTGGTGTTACAACATCTATTGTATTAAAAGATTTAGCTTTTATATTTTGGCCATCAATAAACGAGCTAATTGACTCATATAGTGATTCAAGATAGTCAATAGTAGATTTTGCAATATCCATATCTTCTTCGTATACATCTAAATACTCATCTGATTTTGAATCATTTTTAAAAATCTTTCCAGCAGATGCATCTTCATATGAAAATTCAAGCATTTTTGTAAAAAATCCTAGCGCATCAGTATATCTTAGTTGCTTAAGTTGACATTGATAGTCAAATAGCTCCCCGTAAGATGTTGTCTGATAGTCATAGCCTTCTCCGTATGCAGACAAAGGAGGCAGGAACTCAAACATGCCTAGAATCTCAGGTCTTTGTGTTGAAAACCCTCTAGTATTTAGCATAGCTTCAAGATCGGGATTTAAATAAATATCATCATAGTTTTTTTCAACCAATACCATATCAAGATATGGCACGTTTGTAAGAGCCTGTGCTTCATCAAATGTTAGTGAGCTATCTTCTATTGATGACATTCCAGACGGAGTTGGCGACGAATTAATTTCAACCGGCTGTATTTGTACAATTATTCCGGGTGTTGGATTTCCCATTATTTTTTCCTAATTTTCTTCTTTTTTGGTGACCTGTCTACTAATACTGTAGATCCTACAATCTTATCATCAATAACTGTACCGTCTATCTTTATTATTGTAGCATAATAATTTATTTGTCCTATATAATCTTTATTTGTATAGTCTACAAATACAATAGATTCTGAGGGATGTGCTGAACCGCATATTGATCTTCTTCCCTGCCTCTCACACGATATTACAATTGAATCAATCAGCTTTAACGTTGCGAAATCTGTTGCAGGTATTACAGAAAATCTTAAAACTGGGAATCCCTTTGATGATGTTGTTACAGACTGTCCTCTTGTTGATGATATTGTGAAATCAAACTCTGCTAAATTTACTAAAATTTCTGTATTGTCACCTATGTCAAATTTTTGAAGTACATCGTCGGGTGTTGTTTTTGTCTGGCTAGCCAGTGTACCCTTTGAAAGAGACATTTTGTCAAAATTCTTTGTAAGTTTTACTGATTGAAATATCGCCTCTGTATCCAATTCTTGTGATACACTTGTTATTGAACCAACTGCAGTGGTATTTACTTTTAAGTTTAAATTATTTACAACAGAACTTCTTATTGATGTGAATGTTGACGGTAAGAGAAGCATAGATGTATTCTTTACAACATTTAAGTCTGTTTGTAGTTTTGTAGTAATAGCTCTTGAAAATTCTTCAGGAGTTGTTAGAAATGCTCTTACGCTATAGATATATTTCATTCCATGTGTTGGAAAGGGAGCAGATGATCCATCATCTTTAAATTCACCGCTTCCTGAATATCCAAGAAATATTTCTTCTGATAGAGTTATATTTTTTCTAAATATTCCAAATACAACTCTATCTGATAGTGAATTTTTTATCTGTTCTATTTCTCCTCCAAATAAATCTTCCATTCCTGCATCTTGTAATATTGAAAGAAGAATATCACTTTGTGTATCTAGTATATTGTAGTCTATATTGAAAGATATCATCGCTGGATTGTATGGTATTGTATCTTTTCCATACAGCGAATTTCCTATGCTCGCATTACTAATCTTAAGATTGCTAGTAGATATTGATAAAAATTCTGCATTTCTTTGACACTTTGCAGTTGCAAATACTTTAGAAAATTTGTCGCCACCTGACTTAAAAAATAATCTCGCCCTGTAGATATATGTCAAACCTTCTTTTACATTTGAATCAATCATAATTCTTCCAGCTGTTGTGGTACGAGTAAAATTCTCAGATGATCTAAAATCTAATCTTTCTTGGCCCAGGGCTTTGCTAAATAACTTAAAAGGCACTCTAGATCCTGCAATTTTTTTATAAATTGCAACTCCAGAAATATCGCTTGTAATATCTGAAACACTTATTAATATTCCCCCTCCGATATTTTTGGCAGTAATTGAGCAAGATGTATAATTAAATGATCTGCCGGAAACTGATGTACTTGAAAAATTTGATAATTTTAACCCTGTCTTTATAACTGGACAAACTCTTATCATATTTAAATTTTTTGTTCCATTTTGAAATGAAGACCCATCAAATATATTTTCAGATGGTGGAGTACTAATATTTCCATTTTGTCCCCCTGGGCTTGGAATTTTACTTCTTCTTATAAACTCTTTAAATGGAAATAAAACTAAGGGAGAGTCATCTACTATCTTTCTGATATAAATTTTTTCGTCATTTATTGTATTATCTTTTTTTCCTATTGATGCTGCAATTCTTCTAGATCCATTTGATGACATAACAGAGCTAACAATGGGAATTTCACCTGGGATATAGTAATTCTCAACATTTATTTTATGATTAACTCTTACGTTGAACTTTTCTGTAATCATCCCTGACTTCTTATCTCTTATTCTTAGTATAATAAAAAATGAAGACATGGAATATAACAATCTTGAATTTATTTTAAATTTATGGGTTATATCTCTAACCCTGTCTGGAACTGATTTTTCAATTGTAATATAATCAGAGTTGCCAGATCCATATTTTACTGTTGTTTGCGGGAATGAGTTTGAAAAACCCTTTTCAAATTTTGATCTCATTGAGTTTAGATTTTTGTTTAAGTTTCTATTTGATGAGTATATTTTATTTGTAACAAGTCCTGGCGAAATAGTTGGGTCAGGACTTGACATATTTATCATTGGCCTTAGTGAATCTACAGGATCTATCCCGTTTGATAGAAGTGAAGTATATATGTCACTAACTTCGAGACTATTTTCCACGCTATTGTTATCAACAGTTGAAGTTTGAACCTGAGGCATTCTCTTGTTTAACAGACCTTTTCTTTTTAGTGATCTCTTTTCTACTATTACTGATTTTATTGCGCTTCCAAACATATCGCTATCATTAGACTTTTTAGACTTTGAAGAACTTCTAGACATTCTAGTATCTCTTATTTCGTTAATCATGTCTATTTTTCCTTTCATGATAACCTTATCATTAAAGTCATTTGTCATTATTCTTGAGTTGTCTGATTTTTGCCCAAATATAACAGACGAAACTGAAATTGGAGATTTTTCTGATATATTTTTAAAAAACCCAGGAGAAATTTTTAAATCAGATTTTACAACTAAAAATTCTATTTCTGTGGCACCTATTGAAATTAAATTTCTCATATCGCATTTAAAATAAAACTCATAGTCTATTTCTTCACAATCTCTTTTTACAACTTTCTGAGAGACGGATAAGCCTAGAGGATTTTGCCCCTCATTTATAAGAATATCTAATGTCTTATCTTTTATGCTTGTAATTTTTGACGAATTTCCGCCTATGCTTGAAAGTATTTTTGGGTGTTTCTTTTTTCTTATTATCATGTTAGTCTAAAATTATATCAAAAAGGTTAATAAAAACGGGTAGCCCGTAAGAATTTATAAATATTTTTCCTGCAAAAAATACATGTTTTATAGGTCTTGCAGAATCGTGAGAATCTGTATGATATCCAAAATCAATAATATCTAGCTTTAGCATTGTTGATTTTGAAGAATCAATCTCAAACATTTGCATCATAATATTATTAGTTGAAGATGTTCTTTCAAAAAATACAGAAACTCTTTCCCTTGCTAGCTCATCTGATGATAGGTTTATTCTTGATCCATCTGTTTCTGATTCATTTAATCCATAATTTGATGAATCTTCGCTTTTAACCCATGGGCCTTGCTGAGATAGAGATGTATTATCCTCATCATCATCAGGATCCCAGTTTATAACTGACGACTCCATATCCGATCTTGTTAATAATTCTCCAGGATCATCTGGGTGAATTTCTTGCGTAAACCAGCTATCAGTCTTGTTTAAATGGTACATGAGATCTGATAATTGCAAATGCTCCGCCCTTGCTATTTGCACGTAATCTCCAAAGTATAGCGGAATACCCTGTGTCTCTTGTATGTTATCAGGATCAAAAAAGTCTTCCGGATCCATTACAATAGGAGGTAAGTATTTAAACTGGGGTGCATACTGAAGCCTTTCATCAAAAAATAATGGATTTACAAAATCTACATTTATTGTGCTATCTCCTGGACCTTCTATAAATGGATAAGTATTACTAATAGTAAATTTATATGAATTTTTACTTAGCTTTGTTCTAAGCGATATTGACTCGCCTGCATCTCTAGTTCCTATTGTATATAGATTTTTAAAGCTATCTATTGATGATGAAAGTATTTTATCAGCTACAGATGCAAATCCTTCAAACTGACCCGCTGGCGTATACTGAGGCTCTGACTGATCTGATCCTGTTACTAGTTTTTCTACTACACCATCACCCCTTAGCAAAATATCAGGTGTTGTCTCATATCCCCAAAGCTTTCCAGAGTCATCTGACTCTAGTGTAATTGAATCATTAAATGATTTAATGGGGCATTCAAAGTATATTCTCTTTGTAGCATCTGATGATCCGCTTGCTATATCTTTCTCATAATATGTGTGCTTATCAGATACTGATGCATATGAAACTATTAGGTTTCCATCTGCTATTTGCCTTTTTCCTTCACTTGTGATGACTGCGTCTATCACTCTTGTTTTTGAATTAAGTATTCCTGCCATGTCACAATAGCCTCAGATACTAATTATACCGATAGTAAGTTTGATATAAAATTACATTTTAGACTCTATATCTAAAATAATATCAATAATATCTCCATCATGTATATTTCCAGCTCCTGATGATTCAAGCTCATACTTTGCAATCTTGAGCCTGATATCTATAATTCCAAAACTTTCTCCCCACATCCAGGCAGACGATTTTTCTATTAATGATATTTCACTTACTATAGAGTCTAATCTTTTTTCAAGCTTTAAAATAATTTCATTTATACTAAGATCTATTTCAACATTAAGGCTATCGCCTATTTCTACGAGTCTATCATAATCAGTATTATCAAGAGCCTCCCTTGATTTATTAAATAAATCAGAGAATTTTTCTTTCTCTAACTCGCCAATTAGCTTATCAGGATGTGTCAGATATGCTATTTTTTTAAATAGTTTTTTTACCCATCTAGGATGTTTTTTATCTGAGATGCTATTGTCTTCTTTGTTGCAATTTTGATCTTTTTCTTCGCTAGCGTTTTCAAAATTTTTAATATCTACAGACGTTTTTGTGTCTATTTCTTTTTTATTATCATTTTGTTTGCAAGCCTTGCTTTTTATTCTCGTTATATCAGAAAGCCACTCCTTTTCGTAATCAAAGAGTGTACCTTTTATATCATCAAGAGCAGCTCTATAATATGAAAGCTTAGACTTTAACCTTCTAAGCTTTCTACTCTCATTTCTCTGTGTTGAGTTTTTCAATATAAATTCCTAGTATATTACTAGGTATTTGAAAATATTTCCGAGTATTTAGTTTTTAAAACTATTATCTTTTATTTTGAAGGTCTGTCAGATGTTTTTCTCTGCTTTGGTTTTTTTCTAGATGATTTTTTTTTGCTCTGGCCGTTTTCTACCAATGCGCTAGGCTCTTCTTCTTCTTCACCCTCCTCATCTGATTTCTGTATACCATCCCTTATTTTAACCATTGTTTGCTTTGATACTAAAAGGTCTCTATGCGATCTATTTATTAGATCAAATCCCTCTGATATAAAATCTGGAACCATTGACAGAACTGACCCTAGAACCTTTACCGGATCCTCAGGGTTTTCTTTTGTCAGCGCTTCTATTCCTTTGTTTATTCTATCTGTCACAAAATTAACATGGTAATCTTTTTTTATTCTTGCAGTATCTAGTTTTAAAATCTCTTTATCTGCGCCTTTTATCATATTGTCTAATTCATCTAAAAACTTCAATTTTTCACCTGTTGATGCATAGAGAAATTATAAAAAATGAGGACCGTGCGTAAACACGGTCCTCAAAAATTACTCTACAAATATAATCTAAAGATTAGCTTTGTTGTGCAGAGGTTTTTATAAGTACAACATCATCTTCCTCGAGATCAAAACTGAACTTGATCTGACCAGTAACACCTCTAACAATCTGATAGTCACCAGAAGTTGTTGGTGCAGCAGCATTTGATGAACTTGCAAGTAGTTGACCATTTACATACACCTGAGTGTTTGCTGGATTAACTTCGCCTGGAATGAATGCAGTGTGCTGCGTATATCCATTTCCATTTACGAATCCTGACGCTGCATTTAGCGAGAAAGGATCTGGTGAAGAAACTGATCCAGTTAGAACAGCATAGCCTATCTGGCCACCACCGGCAGCTGAAGCTAGAACGTTTAGTGCTCCAATTATTGTTGTGCTTGCACCAAAGAGTGCATTTCCAACGAAGCTTGTCCAATCTCCAGTGTTTGCTAGTTTTATTCTATCGCCAGTCATATCTTTATGTGAAGCAAAGAATACACCATCTGATCCGGTTAGCTGAACCTGTGATCCTGAAGCTATAACACCACCTGGTGATCTTAGAAGAACAGAGTCTAATGCAGTACCTGCACTATTCTCAACTAATATCTTCTCCTGAGCAGGTGTATCATGAGGTGAGATAAGAATCTCTGCACCGCCAGCCTTACCAAGAGACAAGCCCTTTTGATCTGGAACTGACAAGATCATTCCACCAGCTGAAGCTTCTATATTAATTGAATTAACAGCTGTTGATGTTGACTTGACTCCAACGTCTGAACCTGTTACGAATGTTCTATTCGCACCAACAAATGTTAGTGATCCAATTGATGTGCTGAAGTTTGAAGATGCATCAGAGTCAAGTGAGATACCTGTACCATCTATTGCTATAGCACCAGCTGCATCAACATCTAAACCACCAGCAGTAGCATTAATGTCAATAGCATCAGTGCCTGTACCTGCTGAGTTCAACTGAAGAACTTGGGCTCCTCCGCCAGAAACTGTGAGTGCAAGATCTTTGGCAGCTGTACCGACAGCGATAACAGAGTCATCACCGGCTAGCATGTCAAGAACGCCAACAACGTCAACGTCCATACC